CTCCCAGTCGTACTCGCCACTTTCTACCGCTTGCTTGATGAGTGGGTGGTCACGCAGACAAGGAGCCCCCAGCGCTATTTCAACTGGGGGGCTTGTCGGTGGGTAAAGCAACACCACACCACTGTTGTCAGGGGTCACAGCCCAATACCTTTCAGGGCTCGCTCCATGGTTGAAGACACTCCTAACTTCAAGGAGATTTGGGATGTGAAGAACACTTCTTCGTGACCGTTCATGGGGTCAGGGAAAGTGTCACCCTTGTATTCAAGGGGCTCATTGACACACTCACACAGCCAAACACCGTTTTGCAGATACTTCTTCACTTCGTAAGTAAGCAACTGGTCTTGAAACATGTTTTGGAAACGTACTCCAACTTTGACTTCACTCATTTTTTCCTCATTTCGGTTTTTTGTTTGATGATTGGGTGGCAAGTGCAGGGGCACACAATGTTGCTGTAAGCGCCTTCACTTTGGGGAAAGACGTGTTTACATCCAGTGTGTGAGTTTGTGAGGCACCAGCCACTCTTCAGGCTTCCTTCAACTTTTCGTCCAGCCATCAGGGCACCAAGTATTTCGTTGGGGCTTCCATGTTCCAAGTGGCATAGACCTCACCGAGTTCTAGTTCGGTGCAAGTCACGAAGCGGTCTTTGACCAGCGTTGACCACTCGGGGACTCCGGCCTTTGGTTCGGTTAGCCATGCGACCTTGAACTCCCATGTTTCTTGCAGGGTTTTCAGGGCTTTCTTTTTACTGGTTCCCACAACCATGTAACTGAGATACGGGAAACTTGGTGTTTCCACTTCGGCTAGAAATACTGTTTTCATTATGTTCTCCCTCCCTTTCAATCAAATCGTACCACACCGTGGTTAGGACAAGTGTGAGTGGATGAGCCCATACACAGCAGACTCCCACTGGCGTGAAGACGATTTCATCTCCCCATTAGCGGTGAGCAACACAGTCACCCAATAGCCAAACCCGTCCTGAAACAGTTTCCCAACAAAGGCCCCATCAAGTTCAACATCAAAGACCGCGACACCCTCGGCGTTCACGCCACTGGGGAAAACATCCACACGGCTATGAAATGTTGGGTCAGTTTTGTTTGGAGTAATCATCAAGCCACCTCCCCGAACTCGTAGGAGCGGAACATCCCAGCGCGGAACACAACTTCCGCCAGTTCACCGCAGTAAACCTGAGACACACTGCCCTTCACGAAAATCTTTGCTCCCCGCTTGAACTCGCGGGTCACTGTGTAGGCATCCCAGCCCGCATCGTATTCAACGCGCACTTGGTACCCGTTGGACACTGGCAGGACTACCCCAGTTTCGCTGTGCAGGACTCGCCCGCCGGAGACTGACAAAATGGTCATCATGCCGATTTGGCTCTTGATTGTTTCTGATACTTGGCTCATGTTTTCCCTCCCCTTGTTGTTTTGGTCAGACAGTCGTAAAGGCCAGCGCGAAGTTGTCTGGACTGTAATACTGCACAAACAGAGGCATCTCTCGCACTCGCACTTCAATGCTCCCGTATTCATCCTCCGTTGCTGTGAACGCGGTGTTCACCTCAAATGTCTCAACAAACCGTTGCCCAGTTTTCGGGTGGACGGCTATTGCGGTGACGGGCTTTTTGTTGATTGCGATTTTCATGTCTTCCCTCCCTTCGGTTCAATCGTACCACACCACTGTTAGTGGTCAGGCAACGGCTAACACTTTGCTAGGCGCCACCTTGACCGCTCGGACTTTGACGCGCTTACCCCCAGCGTTGACCATCTTCAAGTTCAACTCAGCCATCTCGGTTTTCAGCAGTTTGTAAGCCTGAACCCCAGCGATTGCTTTGGTCAACTCCAAGTACGCGGTGTTGAACCCAGCGCCGTGAGCCCTATCAAACCAGTTCGTACCAGCCTTACGCTTGAAGGCGGTGTGGTGCGCCAGTTCGTGGATAATCGTGGACTGGTGAAAACCGACTACCGTTTTCCCGTTCACAATCTTGGTAGTTGGGTAGAGGACAATCTTGCTCTGTCCTCGGTAGTAAGAACCTAACGTGTTCCGGCTCTGTCTCGGAGAGACCGTGAACGTAGGCCATGAGCCCCAGTGAGTCTCTTTGATAGTAGTCGCGGGATGCTCCAACAGGACAGCGCGAAATCGCTTACTGGCCTTGATGCGTTTTAGTTCCTTGCTCAACCCGTTCAACGGGATGAACTTCTCTTCGGCAGACTTGCCACAGTATGAAATCTTAGGCATTGGTACCTCCCCTTATTCGGTCAACGCTCCAGAGTGAGCGACGATGTGTCCGACTGCTTCACCGAAAGTCCTGAACCAGCCCTTTTTCCAGTGGTCACCCGTGTAGGTGGCGCTGGTGATTACAGCCTCAAAGCCAGTCGCAGTTTCGTGAAATCCTTCAGCGCCACTGGCTGGGGTGACCGTGCCAATCTCGTCAATCTTGGACGAGGTGATTACGACGTTCTCGGTGAAGCCGTGTTCAACGTAAACCGTGGTCACGACACCGGACTTGGTGAACTTGATTGTCTTTTCCATGTCTTCCCTCCCTTTCGGTTTTAGGATACCACACCTTGGTTAGTGGTCAGACAGCGGGGGCTGGTTCAGCCACCTTCACCACAATCTTGGAAACGGTGTAGGGCGTAAACGAGGCCGAGCCGAAAGCGAAAGCCTCAGCCTTCGTAGCGAACTCAAACGGGATGACACCCTTGCCTTTGATTTCAACGGTGTAAACGTATTTGTAAGTCATGTTCTCACCTCCCTCCAACACCCTTAGGGTAGCACACCACGGTTAGGCGTTAGAGGGGGGGGGTCTAACAGTCCCTAACTACGGTGTGCTATCCTTCAGATGTCAGAGAGGGAGGCAACATGACAACCAAGACAACCGCCACTGCACAAAAGTGGCAAGCGCTCCACGAAAAGGCGCATCAGGCGGGCATCACCGCAGCGCTGGCAAAAGTCCCGACACCAATGATTGTCGGAACACCAACCCGCCCGTTCGGTAATGACATTGACTACACCGAACAGACCTACATCGTCCCGAGCGGAACGTGTGGGTTCGCTTGGGTCTGGACTACGGGGCGAGGCTTCGGAGGGTGGCTGTTGAAAAACGGTCACGCTAAGTACCACTACGGAGGCGGTGTAAGTGTGTGGATTGGAGGCCAACACCCAGTGCTGAACACCCAGTCCATGGAAATCAAAGAGGCTTACGCCGATGCTTACGCGCAAGTGTGTCAGCAGGCTGGAGTCAAGGCTTACGGTCAGTCACGGATGGACTGACCAGTAAGTAATCAAAGGGGTAGTGTCAAGCCCCTAACCACGGTGTGGTACGATTTGATTGAAAGAGAGGGGAGGGAACATGGCAAAGTTTACGGGAACCCACGCGAAGCAAACAGTAGCGACCGTGGAAGCGATTGAAAAACTCAGTGCGCTTATCGCTGAGCAACAAAAAGTAATCACCGCGCTTGCAGAGGCGATTGCGGGAGAAGTTGAGTATTACGGCATCTAAGGGGAAAACATGAACAAACACATTGTGACCCACGCAGACGGAGTGACCAGCGAGCGCAACAGCAAAACCCACATCTACACTCACGCAGTTGTAGTCGGTGGAGATTGCGGTTATGTAGTCCGCTGGGCTGGTAGCGAAAAACTCGCTAAGAGGGCTTTGTCAGATGAAAAGAAATACACCAGCGCACCCCTGCACATCGTTGAGGTGACCTTGCTGGAAAGCACGCCTGAGCCTAGCGCCTAACCACGGTGTGGTATCATAAGACCGGAGGGAGAGAGAGAAAATGAAAAACATGTTTCCAGCAGGGTTCACTGACAAAAAGCCTTTCAAGGGCGTAGATGTGACCCGAGTATCGCTGGTCAGCACCAGCCTAAAATCGGCAATCATCGCCAAGGTAGTGAAAACCAAGGGTGAAGTTAGCGAAATCCACGTTGACACTTACTACCCCCACGGTGTGTACCGCGAGGTGTTCACCAAAACGTGGGTAGATGACCCCAGCACCAACTATGTCGGATACAGCAACGGTGAGTCCCGACTGCGTATCGGTGTGGCGCTGGACTACACAGACCCCTACTACTCCATTGTGTGAGGGCCGATGCTGACCGAACTGGTTGAGCGCTGGTGCAGTGGCAACACTGACCTAGCCGTGCCATCTCACGCTTGGGGCAAGTGCGCCATAGCCTCTGAGAAACTGGCTGAGTTCTTGCGTTCTGAGGGTGTTGAGGCTAGTCAAATCAGGATGACTGGTTTGGACTATCCGCGCCGTGAGCATTGGGCGGTTTGGGTGGAGGCTGAAGAGGTCGTCATTGACGTTACGGCTCGCCAGTTCAACCCCTTGGTTGAGTTTCCGTTGGTTCGGGGGCTCTGGGAGTGGGGTGACGAGGGCTGTGAGTGGCTTGTGGACGGTTTACGGCTGGATTGCTTCCCTTTCCATAGGGTCTTGGATGTTGAGCCCCTGTGGAGCGAACAGCACGTTCGTGAGGACATTGAGTCTGGGGAAATGGTGTATCCGAGCGAGTCGCTGACAGGCCCCTAACCATGGTGTGGTATGCTTCAACTGAAAGGAAGGGGAGGGACATGGAAAAGAAAATGTTCACGGTTCCCGTTTTTGGCGGAGAACAAATCGCGGTCAGAGTACCGCCACATGCAGAAGGCTCTGAAGCGGTTGGCTTCTACGAGAAGTTTACCATTGGTGAGTCCTACGGGGTCATCAGCAAGGCAGTCGGTGGATACATTGAGTGCGTGAGTTTGCCCTCGGTCGGCATTGACATGTGGGTGGACGAAGAGGGCAAGTTGGCTGAAGTCGGTTATGTCAACGCCTTCGGCACCATCTTGATGCAGGAAGAATACGGAACTGACTTGAACGGCCCCTTGGTTGACATCGTGGTCGGGACGGTCATCTTCACTGGTGGCACTGATGAAGAGGGCGAGACCTTGGGTTTGAGCCCCGAGCAGGTGGAGTTCTTGGAAGCAAAGTTGCACGAGGTTGAAGAATACTTCGTGTCCTACTGACTTGCTAACCACGGTGTGGTATGCTTACACCGTAAGGGAGAGAGAGGAGGTGGAAGCATGAGTTACAAATACGGAGTCAACCAAGGGTATGGCACCGAGCGGGTGACCAAAAGTGCCATCAAGAAGAAGTCAACAGAGTTGCGTTACCAGTTGCAACTACTCGCTCAGGCCCTAGAGGCTGAAAACTGGGAACTGGTTCAATACTACGGGGAGTGCGCCCAAACGCTGGGGGCAGACCTTGGCTTTGAGACCAATGCGCTTGCCAGCGCAAACCCTTGGTCTCTCCCCTAACCATGGTGTGGTACAATAGAACTGAAGGAAAGGGAGGGAAACAAAATGGGAAACCGAGCAGTAATCGCCTTCGGCACCAAGCCGGAGTCACCAGCAGTTTATGTCCACTGGAACGGTGGATTTGAGAGTGTCCAAGCGTTCCTTGAAGTAGCGTCCGTGTGGGGCTACTCAGGATTGCTCAGCAAGTACGAGCAGGCCGAGGGTGTCGCCAAGGTCATCCAAAACTTCTTCGGAGAAACCACAAAGGTTGATGTGGGGGTTCTGGAAGAACTGGACACCGACAACGGAGACAACGGGACGTACTACGTTGAGACTCAGACAGGGCACTTTGCGGTAGTTGAGCGCTCCGGCAGGGTGAACGGGGTTCTCCCCAAGGACTACTCCACCTTGCCCTTCAGTCAGGAATACTACGAGAACGTGGTTGCACAGGTTGGCGATGCCCAGCCCGTGCCTCGTGGAAACTGCGACTAAATCCACTACCCCCTAACACCAGTGTGCTACGGTTGGGGGGTATCTGGCACCCAATGGAAGGCAAACCATGATTGACCCAGAACACTTCCTCACCCCCAAAGGCAACTACGGGCACTGCACCTGCGGATGGGAAGGACTAGCAACAGACATCCACGCCCAACAACACGGCATGTGCGGAGAGTGCTGGGGCTCAGGAGCCTCACCCTACTGGCTAGACGGTGGACAAACCTTTTGCAGGGCTTGTGGTGGAGACGGCTCAGCCGTAACCCAACGACAACGCGAACTGCTCATCTCACAACTGGAACAACAACTAGAGGGGCAACCAGATGCTACTTAGAAGCATTGTGCGAACCATGTTCGCGCTCACACTCATCGCATTTGTTCTGTTCGCCATGAGCATCGCTGGGGGCGGGTCGTACTGACCCCTTCACAGCGTTATGCACATAAATGAACGCATAACAGCAACACAAAGCCAAAATCCCCCACTGCCTAGTCAGCGCACCCCACAAAATCCACAGCCCCTCCATGCCGAAACACCAATACCAGCCGAACTTGGGTCTGCGGGTAACCAACCAAATCCCAAAAATGCTCCCGAGCGCGAGCGCAAAAGACCACCACATGACGACCAGCCCTAAAACTGGCTAGGCGTGGTTCCGCCGTTCAAGATGATGACAGGGTTCTTACGGGCCTTCCCCTTGGAAGCCGACAAGCGGACGTCAATCTGCTCGTAAGGGATTGCTTCCAGCATCGCAGAGAACTCTGGGGACAACAGTTGCTCAATCCACTGTTGAATAATCGGGGGATGCTCGCTCACAGAACCGCCAACTCTTCATAATCAAGCAAGGTCAAATCGCTGTCGCCCAACAAAACTTTTCTCAAAAAGTAGTTACTCAAATCTGGTTCCCACTTTTCAGCAACCATACGGTCAACTACAACAGTTTCGCGGGTGTAACGCAACAACACGGGCACAAAGTTTGGAACCCCTGACCTTCGGTACAGAAAGTATTCGGTATCCATGGGAACAGATTACACCGCTAGGGCCTAAGTACCGGCTACGTCAGCAGTGATTTCTTCCAACCATTGTCCGCCAAAGAGGATTTTTTCAGTCCAGTAATCATCGTCCTGTTGACTGGCCTTGGTGTAAACACCGTTGACTAACTCTTCAATCTGCATCAAATCAAGGTTCCAGCGCAAGCGTGTAGTTACCGCGCTGTCACCCTCGGGGCGGTTCACAAAATAGCGTGCCTTCATAACTCCTCTTTACGGTCGCGGTTGGATTTTTGGTTCCCCGATGCTCAACAGCGCACCAGTTGGGAACTTGATTGCATCCGCAACTCCAGCCATTTTATCATACAGGAAACGCTTAGTTTCAAGTGGAGCCTTAGGATTACGGTACTGCTCGTAGTCCGCGTGGGTTCTAGTTTTTGTGCGGAGAGTTTCAGGGGTGTGGAACTGCAACTCAACAGGAAAACCATCAGGTGAAGTTAGGGCCACGTTGATACCGTTGTAAGGGTCACCCTTGACCCAAAAGTTTTTTGTCCGAGCCGTGTACCCTTTGGACTCCAACTCAGCCAAAGTGTTTTGCACCCCAGCAGTGTAAGTTTCGGCAGGAAAAGACATTGTGTAACGAACGCTATCCGAGATTTTTGCGGCGGCGGCGTCAACATTTCCGCCATGTTCCTTGGTCGCATCGGATTGGATTTTTCCAGCCAGTGAGTCCTCACCCTTCATGCGATTAGACAAACCCACCATTTCCCCACCATTTTTAGAAGCAAGGTCAGTCATTTCCTTAGTCACCGCAGGCTCAACGGCTTTACCACGGGCAACAAGGTTGATAGCGGCTCGCAACGCTGCTGGGCTGTAAGGGCGCTTACTTGTTTGTGAAGCCTTTGACCGTCCTGAGATGCTACTGGGATGCTGGGAACCATAGTTTGGTCGTGAAGGGTCACCGTGCTTGGTAACCTCCCCCATTTCAATGTCTTCCCACTCAGATGGAACCTCAATGCCGTAACCATCAGCATCCATTTGGGCGATTTCTTCAACCAAAACATCCCAAGCCGATGACTCTTCCTCGGTGAGCGCACCAAAATCTTTTTTTGTCAAACCTGAGGCAATAAAAATACAAATCCTGCCCAAACGCTTCACACCCATCGGGTCTAAAATCGCTTTGCTAACAGTTCCCTTCCTTGCCTTATCCACGAACTGGCCCCAACGGTAAGCACTGTGAACTGTAATCGGCTTACCAAAAGTTGTGCTGGCGGTTCTGATTGGCTTACCACCACTGGTGTCCCACAACTCAAAGGAGTCAAACTGGTCAGCAACATCTGGAACAAGGTTAGAAACTTCTCGGTGGATGCGTTCAATAACAAACTCTGGAACGTACCGCTTAGTTTGTTCGGCTCGTCTCTTGGCACGAGTCACAGCAGTCCGAGTGGGGCACGAAACATAAACACCACGCACCGTGTAGCCCCTGCTACGAGCCGTAGCAACTTTTCCTAGCAGGCTTTTCTGCGAAGAGTCACCAGTTCCATCCAAAACAACATTTGTTTGCATGTCAAGGGCGCCCGCTTGTATTCGTTTAGCGATGTACGAGGACTCTTCGTGGGACAAGTGCGCTGCTGGCTTCCAGTCCCCAGTGTTTCCTGATTGTGTTGCCACTTGGTACTCAGGTAGTTTTGTTTTCACTGCGTCAGGGTCAATGGTTACCGCGTTTTCAGGCTTATCCACCACGGCCTCGGGGATTTTGCCTCCACGGATTTTTTTCTTACCGTTTCCAGCCTTCAAGATAGTTGACTTACCCGCCCCAGAACCACCACCCATCAGCAAGAACTCTGGGTTATCCGTGGTTTTACCATCGGCTAGGGCCTCAGCAACAATCTTGTCGTGTAAGGCTTGGCGTTCAGGGGTAAAAATGGGGGAGCCGTCTGGGTTTTGACCAATAACAAACTTGCCACAATAAGACGTTTCGGGGTTGCCCAAAGCCTTGAAATCTGCATCGCTAATGGGGACGGTTCCGCCCTTGCCACCAGCAGGCTTCGCCTTGTACCCACCACCAGATGCCAGCGCTGGGCTGTTTGGGTGTTGGGCTGCGTAGTTTGGTCGTGAAGGGTCGCCGTGTTTTTGGATGTCCGCTGTGGACAGTGTGTAACGACCAAGGATGTCACCACCAAACATTGGTTGCCTGTAACGGCGCTTTGTACCGGAAGCACCATCAACAAAACCGCTCAGGTTCACTGCGTTAGCAGCCAACACTTCACCAGCAGTTGTGCGAGGTGGCTCAACTTGCAACAAGGCCACTTCGTCACGGAAAATGGACTTAGCCTCCGTGATTTGGGTTTGGATGTCGCCCCCAGCCTTAGAGTCGTTCAATGCTTGCAAGCCGCGGTCATACCCATCGGAGTATTCAAGTTTGATTTCGCGCTTTGGGATGCGTGCGTGGGCTAACCCGTTCTTATTGTCACCGAAAAGTGCTGTCTCAGCAGAAGACGAAGTGATGCCCTTACGTCCGTGAACTTTTTGGTCAGGGTGGCCCGGGTGCTTCAGGACATCCTCTAACGCTTTACCAACAGCGTCTTCGTTGATGTCAGCCAAAATACGTTCAGCCTTACCACCAACACTGTAACCACGCAGTTCACCGGCCTTGACCAGTTCCCAAGCCCACGGTTCCCAAATCACACCAAGGAAAACTGTCCCAGCGGGGTAAGTGTGTTCGGTGTCGGTTCCGTCTGGTGCAGTGATTGGGGCGGTGATTGGGAAAGGCATTTGCATGATTTCTACCCACTCACCAGCCACAATGTCGCGGTTGTGTTGTAGGCGGATAGCACGGTCACCACCGCGAACATAACCCCAAGCGGCTTCTTGCAAAGTTTGTGCATCCGTCCACTCTTCGTGGGCGTCCAGCATGTCAGGGATGTACCACGGGCCAAGGGTAAAACGGTTCTGGTCGTCAATCTCAGCCATGTCAACAGCCTTGTTAGCCAACTCGGGTTGTTTGTCTGGGGTGACAATCAAATAATCTGGGATGATGGCGAAGCGACACTTACCCATCGGCTCCACGGGCAAACTGATGATTGTGCAAACACCATCACCGGCGTAAAGCGCACAGTTCTGGCAGTTCACACCCATGGACGCTTGTTTGTTGTTTCTGGCGCTGTCGTACCCTGCCCAAACACCTGTCATGTCTTGGTTGAACTTGCCATACTCGTTAGTCACGCTCAGGAGGGCATCGTGTAGGGCCTGTTCCTCAGGCACGAGTGTTTCGCCATGTTCGTGAAGAACGGCCTTGTTTGTTGAAAACAGGGCTTGCATTTGTTTGTCAGTCAACTCTTCGGTGATTTCTAAACCCTTGTCAACTGGTTCAACACGCAACTGGTGACCGTAAGCCGTCATGTAAAGAACAACATCACTGTCTTGCGTGATTGCCTTGTGCAAGTCCTCTAAAACCTCTTCAGGGAGGTCAAGGTCAATCTCATCCCCCACAGAAACAGGGGTTCGGTTGATTTCAACAGCCGTTTCAGTCCACACACCCTCATCTGGGTGAGTGTGGCCCAACTCGTCCATTTGATGGGCGAGGATGTGGTGCGCTTCCACCACCGCGCCATCAGGCTCAGGGTAAGCCTTGTGCAGGTTGTCGTGGGCTAGTTGCAACTCTTCAAGGTTAGGCATCCCGCCATTATCCCCTACCGTGCCGACATCTAAGCGCTATTCTTCGTCATCCTCTGGCATCACCGCTGGCATGAAGTCTGGCTCAGGGTAGGTGGTTGTGAAATCGTTGTATGCAAAAAAGTTGTCCATGGCGTTGTCTAACTCGGCAAGGGTGTATTCGGGTTGCTCTTCGGGCTCGGTCATTTCTTGCCAATCCACTCTGGGCGCATCCACGGCTCAAATACCACGGGGTTGATGTAGGTACTCAATGCTACCGCACGGGTGTTTCCTAGTTGCTTGGCAACAGCGTCCCCAACAGCGAACCGGCGTTTCTTGTAATCCTTGAACGTGGCTGGCCTACGCTTACCCTTCGTCAGGAGGATTGCAACAGCGTTGGCCTTGTGGGTTCTCAGGTCGTGGTTTTTGACCTTGGGGAGCCCTGTGACGCGCCTTAGGTAGGCAACTGAAGTGGAGTCGGTGGAGTTCGGGAACATTTTGTCGTTGCCCGATTTGCCCTTTTTCTGCTTTTCAATGGCTTTAGCCAGCACGGGGTCTTTGATGACGTAGTGTTGCTTCACCTTGTCCTTGCCAAGGAAGTCCAAAATCACTGACCCAGTTGGGGTGGTTTTGACATGCTTGGCCCTCAGTGTGGAAGCCCCATAGGTGGCGTCCCGAACTAGGCGACCCTGCACAGCGGACTCCTGACCAACTCGGCAACCAGTGTTCCGCATGATGGCAACGACCATGGCATCCTCTGAACCCTTTGGCAGGTCTTTTGCCAGCGCTTGGTCAAGTTGTGGCATCTTTTTGTGTAGTTCTTTGGTGCGCTTGAACTTACTGGCTGCTTGCTGTTCTTTCCACTCTTGGTTGTAAACGTGGTGCCACTCATGCTTAGCATCCTGCCCCTTGACCACGAGGTGGCTTTCACCCTCGGGTACAAGAACGTCAACCCAATGCTCAGGAACCTTGTAACCATGGTCACGCAAAATGCGTTCCCTGTCTGATGCGGTAGCCGTGCGGAACCCTTTACGCTGTGTCCCACCAGTTGGGTGTTTTTGTGCGTAACCGCGCTCACCCGGTGTTCCATGCTTCAACACACCAGCGCTAAGTGAAATAACTGAAACACTTTTGGAAGTGGTTGTGCGATTGCGGTTAGGTGGTGGCCCAATGCCAGAGTGATTTGGCATAGGAGCGAAATCTGTTTTCCACCCGAACTCTTGCACAAACCATCGGGTTGACTTTTTATCAGATTTTCCACCACTCACTACATGGTCTCTAAAGGCTTCAGCCCAACCCTCCCATGTGTTTGTCTTGCCATACTTACTCATGTCACTGTCGTTACTACCCCATAGTTCGTGGCTTGGCACTGTCTCACGAAGAGTGTTCCGCATGTCTATGGTGTGACCCCACTCATGCACCAAAGCGCGTCTGTAACCTCCGCCCGTCTCGTAGTTGCCAATGAACTCGGAAGGGTTCAGAGCCAGCATCCCAGCACCACTGTCACTACCCAACATGGCCCAGCCACCAGCGTTTTTGTAACCATCACCAGTAAAAGCATCCGAGGAAACCCGAATACTCATAGAGCCTTTACCGTTACCACCACGGGGTCGCGCTGGAAAGTTTGATTGCAACCAGTCAACGTCTTCCATCAACTCTTTGCGTTGTTGCTCAGAAATGTTTTTTGCGTCTGTTCCAAAAGCAACTTCTAGGTGCAGGCCGTCAGCAAGTGTTCTACTCCAAACCTCATCACCAACTTGGTGAATAGCCGCACCGGACTTTTTCAAGCGAACATTTTCGCTGTGGTCACGAGACCAGTTGATGTCTTGCTCTATTGCTGAGATTTTTTTACCGTCTTCGTCCGTAATAACACCGCCTAAACCAGAAACGTGACGGCTAAAAACCTTGTTCCCAGTTTCCTGAAAAACTTGGTCATACACATCTTGCCTAGTGACCGTGCGCTTCGTCCAACCACCACCAGCAAGCGCTGGGCTGTCAGGGTGCAACGATGCGTAGTTCGGTCTGGAAGGGTCACCGTGCTTGGCAACAGTTTTCAACGACTCAGGGGCCATGCTCCAAGAAGGCCACTTAGAAACTTTTTCAAGCCAGTTTTCGCCATACAAAAAAATCATGCCCTGCTCAGTGGTGGGCAAATCCCAGCGCAACTGCTTTATCCAGTCAGCGTTTTCAAGGGTGTCGTCAATGTTCACTGCGCCCTCCCAATGACAGGTCTTCCAATGAGAACCAGTTCTTGCTCATTTAGGCAACCCATACCTGTTGTTGGAAGAGACAAAATGTTTGCCACTGGGATGGTGGCGGTAAAAAGTGTTCCCTTCCAACTCCGCTCTTCTGACCCATTAGCAAACTGGACGGCTACGCTTTTTTTGTAACTCCATGAAGATAAAGGGCGCATCGTTAGTTTTGCGCTTTCCCGCGAACCAGTTTTGTCTTTGCGACCACGGAAGGCAACAACTTCTGTAAGATTGTGGTCTGAAAAAAACTTTTGCGTGTTGTTGTATTGGGTTCGCAAAAACTTTTGGTACACGGGGCCATGCTTGGCAAACAAAGCATCAACTTCTTCTGGTTTCCAACCTGTTCCCGTCCACTCTTCAGCCTCGCCAAGACCGAACTCTTTTTTAGCAGCCTCTTGCATAACCAAAGATACATTATTTGCGTTGTTAGAAGTACCAGCCCAGTTCTTGACCAACTTGCTCACACAAGTTTTGCGTAACGCCGTTTCACCTTCTGGTGTGTTTGGGCTGAACGAGTCCTCAAACAGGTCAGGCAAAACAGCCATCAAAGAGCCATCTTCTTCAATGGTGAAATCAGGGGCATCAGGTTTCAGTGACCCATCTTCAGCAAAAAACACTGTCAGGTTCGCTGGTACTGCCGGATAAAACTCCTCCCCAGCAGAGTTGAAATACTGACCATCATCGTTTTCCGTGTAGTCACCGTCGTGGGGTGGTAAACGACCGTAGGCACCTTTTTGTTCCTCACGAAGTCCTTTGTATTGGTCGGCGAGGGATGCGGCGGCTAAGTCTTGTGTGGAAACATCTGACATCCCTTTTTCAATGTTCGTTGCCACCATGTCTTTGGCTATCGTCTTTCGCAACTCTTCATCCGCTGGGATGTCCGAAGCGTTTGGGGCCAAAGAGTGAAGTAGTAGGGCATCCAAAACGTCACCTGAGTCAGGGTTGGGGATTGGGTAGGTGTTGCCATCGCTTTCGCTGACATAGGTGGTTTCAACTACTTGCGGGGAGTTCGGGTGCAACGCGGCATAGTTCGGGCGTGAAGGGTCGCCATGCTTCAACACACCAGCGGCAAACGTCACCAACGTCTTAGACAAGTCCGATTTTTTGTTGCGCTCACCAAGGTCAAGGGATTGCACATTGTTGGCCTCACCCCATTGACGAACCGTGTCCATGGCGAAACCGAGGTCTTGGTCAAGGATGAGGACAGGCAGGCTGTGACCGTGACCGGCTAGTTCAAGGGCAACCGAGCCAGCCCAGCGGTGGTGACCATCCAAAATCCACCCATCTCGGGTGACAAGGACTCGTGCAGCATCGGTGACTTTTCGGTCTTTCTTCTCATTTTGCATGATGAACCCAGCGGAGCGCCCACTAATCTCACCCTGAATAGGCTTCAGACCGATTGGGTTGCGCTCTGAGCGCTTCATACCAACGCCTTGGGCTTCCATGTCCGCTATGAACTGTGCCTTCATCTGGGAGGGCACCTGTGGCATCTGAGAGCGGTCTAACCCAAGGTTGTCTGTGTCAAAGGTTTCCCCCTCCATGCCTTTCACGCTCAACAACGTCAAGTTCGGCTGGTCTGAGCCCTGTGACATCAACTCCAGCATCGGTTCAACGTCCTCAGGGTTGACCGTCACTTTCCTACCAGAGCGGATAGCCGTCAAGTTGCGGGCAAACCCACCACCACGAGAGTTCGGGTGTTGGGAGGCGTAGTTCGCACGGCTCGGGTCGCCATGCTTGGCAACAGGTGTGGGGTGGACACCGTAAGGAACATCCCGCCTGATGATTGGGGCGTCCTTGAACGTGTCATAAATAACCACAGTCAGCATGTCCGCTGGGTAGGTTAGCGTCCCCTTCGGGGCCACCCCCTTGGCAACTGCTCCCCAGTTGTTCCACTCAGCGTACAGTTCCGTTGCCTTGTTACGCTTAGACTTCGGCATACTTGTCGTTGAAGGTGGCAAAAAATGTTGGGTAAAGGCCTCGGCGTAAGCCTCACGGGGGTCGCTCATACCATAACTGCTCATCCCTCCACCAGCGTTGCCACGACCATCATCTATGTCCCAAACGTCCCGCAAATGTTTGGCAGAAGTGCTTTCATTGTTCATGTCATGGGCGTGACCCCACTCGTGCGTGATGACGTACTTACCAGCGGCACTTGTGCGACCAGTGGGCATAAAGTTACTAGGGTCTAACCCTGCACGCGCGATTGAGTCACCTTGGGCTCGTACCAAAAACTCTTGACGGATGTGGATTACCGTGTCACGCATCGCACCCTGCCGAGTTACAGCCGTGTACCCCATGGCCCCCGCAGGAACATCCTCAAACCCTGCGTCATCAACAACAACCATCACATTTCGGGCATCCCCAGCCATCAGTGCGCTCACCAAGTTGGCATCCATTAGTTCTGCACTAGGCAAGAAAGGCTCACCAACAATGGGCGCTACGGCTTGGGTTTCCTCAATCCACTTCAGCACCCGTTTCTGGCCCTCAGCATCTAAGCCAAACTCGGGGTCGCTGTCCTCAAACGCAACAACAAGCATCCCCTGACCAAACTCTCTGACAAAAACATCTGACACAGGGATGTTGTCCGCCGTGGTGTCCTCAAAATGTTCCCAACCGGCTTGGCCCCCACCCTTACGACCATGGCTAGATTGGTCATGCTGACCGGGTAGGTGTTTTGCCACTTCAGCCCATGCTTTACCCTCGGGAAGAAGCGTTTCTGAGTGTTGCACATCTAACTCAGGGTACAAATCTCTATGGAAACGAAGCATCGCTGAAGCCAAACCACGGCGTTGATGAGCAGACCTTACCGCCGCCTCCGTAATAGTTGCCTTTGTATCGTTTTTAGCGGAACTACGCCAAGGGTTGTATCCCTCCATAGGCCCAACAATGTCTAGGTGACCTATTTCCTCACCTTTTCCTTCAGAATAACCATCTATCGTTGTTCCATCGGTTGGCTTTTCTAAGACAACGACAAACTTTTCTCGTGCATACAAAACATAATCTTTTGGTTCTTTTCCTTCAGGCTGAAAACGAACCACCCGACTGTTTTCGTTGAAATACTCGTTCAAGCCATCGTTTTTACCAAGGATTGTTAGTTTAGGAGAACCTGAACCCGCCCCAGAACCATGCGTAGATTGGTCGTGTTGGCTGGGAAGGTGCTTTTGGACAGCGTTACCAACATCGGCGCTATTGACGGTGAGTTTGCTCCCGTTGAATAAGGCTGTTTCCCCATGGATTGTGAGTCCGTCATAGCCCTTACCAGCCCAATACACGTTACGCAGGTCTGACACGGAAAAATCTTCCATCTGCCCAGACCTCACACGCGCGGTCAACCTGTCAAAATCTATGAAACTGGAACTCGTGGTCGTCATGGTTCTGGCGCGAGGGTTGTCGTAACTCACATCAAAGGCGCTGTCCCACGTTGTTTCACCCTGAACCAGTTTTGCGCTCGCGTCTAATCTCACACCGATTAGGGTTCCGTAGTTGGACGCAATGTCCTTATCGGAGGCAAGGTAAATCCCCTGACCCCACGTTGCGTGCTCAAAACGCCTGATTTTGCCGTCAAGGAGGCGCTGTGCGTCCCTCTCCACGAACTGCACGCCACGGTAATGAGTGACTTCATCGGCAGACAGTAAAGCCACGGACGGTTTCATGCTTTTGCCTTGGCGCTTCGCAATGTTGGCATACATCTCGTTGATTGTTTTTGAGCCGTAAATCACATCGCGGATTTCATCATCGGACAACTCACTGGTGGTGCCCTGAGCACCCTTGCCACCACCGCCGTGGCTAGATTGGTCGTGTTGGCCCGGTAGGTGTTTCAGCACACCAGCACCAAATGAAACAATCATTGGGCAATCTTACTTCGCTTGGTCAGCCTTCGTCGCCAAGTAAGCATCCAAAATCTTGGCACCCTTCGCTTGGTCACTGGGCTCTTCAAGAGGCTCAGGGGTCATCGTGGCTAACACATCAGCCAAGTATTTCCCACCGATAGCCACAGCCAGCGCTGGGACGTTCTTGTAGATTGTTGGATAGCCTCGCTCAAAATCCTCAAAAATGAGGGTGCGTCCATCGTCACTCATAGTTTCACCGTACTTCCCCAAGCGTTTTGTTCAGCATACCACTTGACTGTGGACAGTTTGATGGAGCCACCTGTTAGGAAGTATTGGGCAAAGGCCTCGGCGTAAGCCTCACGGGGGCTACTCCTGCCGTAGGCGCTCATGTTTTTTGCTTTGGCTTTAGGGCTTATGTATTGGTCTTGTTGCTCCATGTAAGAACGATTGTCAAACATGTGACCCCACTCGTGGGCCATGGTGTATTTCCAGACGGGAACATCCATGCAAACGGGCATGTTTACAGTGCGCCCAATGTCACCTTGTCTTATTTCAATAAACTCTTCACCCGTAAGGCGGCGATTTGATTTTTTTTCCTTTGACCAAGCATTAGCATTTACTGACATAACATTTCCACCTTTGCCGTCAACTTCACGCCCAACAAAACCAAGTACGTTTGGTTTTTCAACAAAATCCTCATTGTTTACACGGACAGTCAAGCCACCCTCAGACGACATGTCCCCAAGGTCAGCCTTGCTGTCAAGTTCATTAGCAAAACTAGCCGCTTCTTGCTTTTGTTCATCGGTGAGTCCGCAGCGTTTAGAAAAAACAACGTCTAAAGGTGAGCCGTCCTGCCTTGTCTTGGCCCAAACGTCATCGCCAACATGATAAAAGTTACGGTCATGGACAGTTTCTTCTCTCAAAACTCCAGCAACGTCCTGAGGGAAATACCGTTCCCCACTCAAAACAGGTAAAAGTTTTTCAACCCAGTATTCGCGGAAGTCAGAGTCACTTTCGGCAAAATAGTTTTCCAGTTGGGCACGAACATCGTCCTTAGTGATGGTTCGGCGTGAAAACCCGCCATTGACCGCAGGACTATTCGGGTGCATCTGAGCGTAGTTAGGGCGTGAGGGGTCGCCGTGCTTCTGAACCAGTTGCTCAGCCTGCAACGCAAACCCAAACGGGTCAGACGACACAGGGGACACACCCTTAGCCTGAACCATGGCCCGCAACTCATCTAACGTAGGCACAATCGGTGTCGCAGTGCAACGACAATGAGGGTGAGCAGGGGGCATCAACAACCCATTAGAAAACGGTTTGTCCCACGAAACCCTTTCACCCTTCATCGGCGCACAATGCTCACAAGGCTTCCCATAGGGTGAGTTAGGTGTGATGACAGCCCACTCCTTCAACAACCCCCCAGCCAACAACCCCTGATTGTCGGCCTCAGCCCAACTCAACAACCGTCCCATGTTGTTCGCGTACTGGATTTCTGTGCGAGCAATCATCTTCGCCCTGTACCGAACTAGGCGCGTGGCGTACTTGTCAGCCATTTCGCGGGCCTTTTGTTTAGCCTCAGCCTCAACCACACCGTTCTTGACGAGGCGTTGCAAAGTGTTGTCATACAACTTTCCAACAGCACTAGCGTGCCGAGGTAGCAACCCAACAACACGGGTCAAGCGTTGAGCCGTTTCCATGGGGTCAATGCCGTTGTTGATTGCCTCGTAAATGGTTTGGCGTATCGCTTCCCTAGTGGACTCTTTCACCGAGGTGACCAGTTCACCAGTTTTCACCTGAGCCCAAGCAACAGCGCGAGGGTCAGTGACATCAAAACTGTAAGTAACATCGGTTCCGAGGGCTGTACGCAACGTGGCTAACTGTTTTCCAGCCTCACCCGAAACTTGGCTCAGCAACGTCACGGGGACATCACCCAAGTTCATGCTGAACCCAGCCCAATCAAACGAGTCCACCACGGAGTCAACCGAACCTGAACCCAAGGCCAACCCACGCAAGTTGTCGTACAACTGTGGGGACTTGGTGAAACCCTTCAACCCTGAAATGGCTTGGGCGTAGGCGTCAGCGATGCGCCGTTCTTGCTTGGTAAGAATAACTTTGCGGGTTCGCTTCTTACCACTAGCCGTGGTGTAAGTGACCTTCTTGGCCTTACGGACAACCAGAGCCATTACTGCTCCTTAGTTTTGTCCTTTGGGGCGGGGTCAACATACATTTCTCCCTTTTGGGAGTCGCCTGCACCAGCACCATCCACGGTTTCCTTCTTCTCAGGTTCCTTCGGGGCCTCGTTCGGTGCAGGTGGCTGGTTTTGTTGTTGGCGTTCCTCAGCCGACTCAGGGTCAGCAGGTGGCAAACCGGCAATCCCACGCAAGTGTTCTTCAAGGTCGTCATCCACCACAAGGGCACCAGCGCCAACAAGTTGTGAAACGTACCCAGACATTTCGCCAAGGTCAACGTGGTTGACTTCGCCGTAGGTCAAACGAGGAGGATTTTCGGTATCCATGTTGTTCAGGCGCAACAACCGAGGAATAGCGTACTGGTTGACCACCTCAGAGATTGACTTAGCAATACCGTCAATCGCCATAGTCCACAAATCCATCTTGGACGAGCCCAAAGCAAACGACCCTGTGCCTTGATGGCCTAAGAGCATGAAGTCAGCCAACACACTCATAGCAATACGTTGGTCGTAGCGTTCAATAACCTTGTCAGTGTCAAACTGTCGGCGCCCCCCAGCGGACAAAAGGGTCAAATCAAACTGCTTGTTTCCCGACTCGTCATACATGAGTGGAAACACAACGCCTTCTTGCTCGTTGCGCTTGATGTTTTGCACAATGTCAGTGACCAGTGAAACAACTTGCTTCTGGGCTGGGGTTGCATCCGTACTCAACCACTCCGCTGGGACGTAAGCGACAGGCAAACCTGAAAGGTCGCGCTCAATACCCGAGGCTTCGTACTCTTCAATACGCCTCTTGAAGTACCACGCACGGAACGCTGTACGAAGCATGGACTTACCTTCAGGGGAACCCTTCTGGGCGCCAATACGGAACAGCAAAGCCTTTTCAATGGGGATGATGCACAAGCCCTTGCCTGAGGGGTCAAACTGTTCCATGGCAATCGTGGAACCATCTTCTGGGTCAAACTGCCAGCGCAACAAGGTTTCCTGCGCTCTTCCCCCCCATTTACGCCAACCAATCTTGTTATCGTTGAACTTGGAACGCTTAGATGGGTCTTTCTGGTCAGGCCCGCCACGGCGCTTGTAAACGATTTCGTGGTAAGCCCACCCAAAAACGCACATAGACAAGATTTCGGACAAGGTTTCGTCCCACGAGTCGGACATGTCGTCCAAGCACTCTTGGATGAAAGCCACACGTTCGTCTTCCACATCGTCTGTGTGGGCTCGCACATCCCACTCTAGGCGACAAATAATCTTGTCCACTGCGAACAAGATGGCACCGATGATGGCATCGTTTTCCGACATTTCGCGGAATACACGGCGACCTTTATCGCCACGCAAAGCGTTGACGAACTCGTCTTGAACAAGGCCACCAACGCGCCGAAGCCCAGTTGTACCCAGTTCGCTCATGTCAAGTTTGTCAGCCATTTAGTCCCTCATCTGATGTAATCATTGTTTGGCCTACCAAAAATAGGGCTTGTGACTCACTGAAACCAGCGGTTCGTAGGCACTCAAAGAGTTCGTGGAGGCTCGTAGCGGCGACAGCCAACGGACTGTTCTCATACGGGTCATCCATTGGGTCAGTGTACCTGCACTAGCCCCTAGATTAGTTCACTTACAAGCCTAGTGCGTCCCACGTTGCTTTATCAACGAAACCGTTGTCTCGTAGTTTCTTAGACTTCTGGAACCGTTTCACAGCGAAGTAGGTTTTTGAGCCAAAGAAACCTGAGGCCGGTGTGACCTTCAGTTTTTTCTGGATAGTGACGATGTGGGGGCTCTTACCCACGGTTCGTAGTTTGGTGATGGGGTTGCAGATTGCTCGGTACCCAAAGATTTTGATACCACGCAGTGGGTACGTTGATTTCTTCACCGGCGTCGGCTTTGGCTTGATTTCAAGTTGGCGTGACACGTCTAACCGAACAGTGGCAAGGCTATTTTTGATGTCGCTTTTACGTTGTGGGGCGTAGTCACGGTGACGGATGATTTTGTTAGCGTTCCACTTGTAAGCCTTGCACAACGCACTGACACCCTTGATGACTGAAGCGTACTGCTCCCCAGTGATGGGGCTACCCATGCTTGAAATCTCAATCCCAATGAGGAACTGGTTGCCACGGTCTTGTGGGATGACTAGGCCGTTCTTGTTCCACGACCCTGCACCAGCGTGGTTGGCGCGACCCTCGGTGATGACGTGCCATGTCCCATCGGGGGCAACGTACAACTGGCACAGTGGGCCCGGTAGGCCAGCGCGACCCTTCGTGACGACACCAAGGTCAGAGGGGTTCCGTCCACCTGTGTGGTGCAACATGATGCCACGCACTTCCCCGTAAGGAAGGGGGCGTCCTTTGACCGGCTTGTCAACAACTTTCAACCCAGCCTTCTTCAGGATGGCTCCCAAATCGCTCATGCTTCTAACGTGTCCTCAGAGGTTGCCACACCAGTGTCAGAGCCCATACCGAAAGATGTGTTGTTCGGGTCAATGTAGGCAACGAGGGTGCGAACTGCGGCTAGGGCTGCTGCGATGGCGGCTGATTGCACCCAAGAGAAATCGTTGTTCAGGACGGCGCTCATGGGGACAAGGCCGATGAGGGTGACGATGAACGTGGTTAGGGCTGAGCGGACAATCTGGTTCACTGGGGCTCCTTGGCTGTTGGGTTGTTGGCTACCCAGCCTACCCTATGAGGGTGTGTATGGTGGGAAAGCAACGTAGGGCCTTTGACCGTTGATGTAGCCCTTTTCCTTGCTCTCACCAATGAAATCCATGGCTTTCTTGCTGTACCAGTCTATTGAGGTGGACAAGTTCTTTTTGTAGGTTGCATCCAAACCAGTCCTGACAGCCTTTTCACCATCCACCATTTCGTACAGTTTCGGTTCCAAGATGTCTGCCACGTTTTGGTGCGCTCGGGCCGCGTCAAGATTGAGTTCTTTGTATTTTTCGGGTGCGAGTGCCAGTTCGTCTATTTGAGCGCTACGAGCGCGGTTTCCTTGGCTTTTAGCCTGCTGTGCAAGTGCGAACACTTTCTTGTCCTCAGAAACCGTCATCCCAACAACATCAGGTGGTGTGCTTTCGCTGGGGGTAAGGAAACCTGCACTAGCCATCCTTTTCGTACCGGCACTGTGACCACCGTTTGGGTGTTGCGCTGCGTAGTTAGGCCGAGAGGGGTCGCCGTGCTTGGCAACGAACTCTGTCATGTCCATGTTACTTGAAACTTTCTTCCGCTAACCGATTGGCTTCGGCTATGCTACCAGCGTTGGCTTGGGCTTGGTATTCCTTGGCCTTCTGCTCGTACCACTTTTTAGCCTTCATTTGGTCTGGTGTGGCGGTATCAAAACCAATGATGGCATCAAACTGCATAGCAACTATTTCGTGCGAACCTGCTGCAACCCGTAGTTTTCTGTTTTGCTCAGACCTTTCTACGGGAGTTGTTGACGGCATCGTTAGCCGAGCAACAGCCTCCTTCGCCTCGTGGGCGTATTCATTGGTTTTTTTGTCTTCATAAACTGTGCGTGCAACATCCGCTGGTGGTGCCCCTTCACCTTCCACCAGCCCTAGAACACGTTCGCCCCCGGGGACGTATGCACGATTACCTGTGGCTGTTAGGGAGTCTGGGTGCTGAGAGGCGTAGTTAGCCCGAGATGGGTCACCATGTTTTTGGACAAACTCGGTGAGGTTCATGCTACTTGAACCACCCTGCACCAGTGCTAGTTGAACCGTGAGTTTTCTTTGTTGCGCCTGTAATGACCGATTTTGTGGCCCCGTTACCGATACGCAAGTTCAGTGTCGTTTGGCTTGTCACACCAGTGATGATGGCTCCACGAACCCTACCCGCGGCGTTGCGGTAACGAACGAACCCACCCACGCGGGCTACCCAACCTGTCATGCGGTTATTATTCACCACTGTGTCGGTGTTGCAGTACCACCACACCGTGGTTTGCGCTATGCTCCGTGCATGGAACTGACCTACCCAGACACATGGCTTGACCTTGAACGCTCACCACACCCCATGACCAGCAAAGTTGTCATGGACGAAGTGACCACCCAACTCGTGGGCGACTTTGATTACCAAACCGATGGTGTGAGCGAGTTCTACCCTTACTTGCTTCCAGCAGACCTACCCGAAGATTTCAGTCTCGGTGTCATTGTTGGGGCCTCAGGCACGGGTAAGTCAACTTTGTTGGATTGCTTCAACCAAGTCCATGAACCTCAGTGGTCTCGTGGACAGTCCATTGCGTCACACTTCGCCAGTGTGGAGGATGCTCGGGAACGACTCTACGCTGTGGGGCTGACATCGGTTCCAACGTGGGTGAAACCGTACAACGTCCTTTCCACGGGGGAGAAGTTTCGTGCTGACCTTGCACGCCAGATTGGTGACGGGGCTGTCATTGACGAATACACCTCGGTGGTTGACCGCAACATCGCTTTGGCTTCCTCGGCCTCACTGGCCCGCTACATCCAAACCACTGGTGTCAAGCGCCTAGTTCTTGCCACTTGTCACCGTGACGTTTTGCCTTACCTTCAGCCGGATTGGGTCATTGACACCGATGCTGGGGCTTGGGCTCTTCACCCTCGGGGGTGTCTTCATCGTGAACCAATGGTGGCGCAGGTTTTTGAGGTCACCGGAGCCCTCTGGGAGTATTTCAAGGGGCACCACTACCTCAGTGGAGACATTTCACCCTTTGCTCGGTCATGGTGCGCTGTCATCGGCGGACAGCCCGTTGCTTTCTACTCCGTCCTTTCCTACCCCAGTGGAACAGTCACAGACGCTTTTCGGGGACACCGGCTCGTAACTCACCCTGATTGGCAGGGGCTCGGGATTGCACCGAGGTTGGCTGATTGGGTGGCTTCGCTGTATGTGAGTAACGGGAAACGGTTCTTCGCTAAGACGGCTCACCCACGGCTTGGGGAGTACCGTGAGCGTTCACCGTTGTGGAAGCCCACGAGTAAGAACCGCATGATACGAACCGATGCCACTGGCAGGGTTCACAAGGGCCGGTTCGCTTCGTGGGTGGTCAACCCTGTGCGGATGACGTACTCGCATGAGTTTGTTGGAACCCATCACAGCCACAAGGTTCAGCCGTGAACTCGGGGATTTTGTAGGCGTTGTCGCAGAACATCAACGTCTTGTTGGCCCAGTTGTGCCACTGCGCTGAGCAACCACACTCGCAGATTGCTTGCGGTTCGTAGTTGTCTTGGTTCATGTCTCCCCTAGTACCAGTTGCGTGATTGAAAGTGTGACCAAGCCCCACAAGGGGTGCCGTAGCGGTTAGCGATGTACCCGAGCCCCCACTTGATTTGTGTGCCAGCGTTAGTGCGCCAGTCGTCACCGGCTGAGGCCATCTTGGATGCTGGGAGGGCTTGTGGGATGCCACCGGCTGTGCCGGAAGCGTTGGTGGAGTGGATGCTCCAACCGCTTTCCTTGTACCAAAGTTTTTTCAGGCACAACCACTGCTCACCATCCCAACCTCTTGCCGAGGCTAGGGCGTAGCCTGTGCGCTGATTACGACCACACGGCTTGGGTTTGTTCCAAGCGCAACCTGAGCGTGAAGCGCGGGGCTTCTCGGTGGCTGGGGGGATGTAAGTCTGGGTTCGCACTTTGGTGCGGGATACCTGCTTGGATACCTTCTTAGGAGCCTTCTTGACCACTTTCGGCTTAGACGCCTTCAGGGCCACCACAGAGGGCTTGGCCTGCTCAATGGGGTGATTGGACACAACTACGGCTGTAAGTGGCGCAAACGACAACACAAGCGCTGTCACACCAACTAGGGTTTTACTGATTGGTTCATCCTCACGCTGGGGGACAGGACTGCGATTAGACTAAGGCTCGCGCTGACCTATGGTCGCCTTTGTGGCCCTTGACCAAACAACACTGGTCTCCGGCCTCATCACACCGAGAAGGCATGGGATGGTTCTTGTGCATTTCCGCGATGCGCTCACCAAGAGACTTCTGGCGGGGCTTACGGAACAAGGTTTGTAGCGCTTTCATTGGCCCAACTCTACCAGCCGTGTCAGACACTAGGCGGGGGGTACACAAAACTAGGCGTGTCTTTTTTTATGTGTCCGTTTTGTCCGTGATTAGCCCTGAGTCAAGCATGAGGTCTATGACCGTTGTGCGTAGTTCTTCACGGCTTCCCTTGTTCTCCACGCTTGCGTCAAACTGGTAGTAGTCAAGGCTGGTTTCGCTGGGGTGGTTGTTTATCGCTCCTACGTTGGGGCGGGTTACTCTCCACACTTGGCCTCCGACTGCGTGGATGGCTTCGGCTTCGTTGGGGAAGCGACAGTCTGTGAGGACGACTTTGGTTCCGTCTGGGATGTTGTTGAGTGTGGTGTCCACCCAGATGTTGTCTCCGAGGAGGGCGCGACCACCCTCGGTTCCTAACCGTTGTAAGAGGACACGGATTTCTCCTTCGGGGCGGTCAGGTGTGCGGATTTTCTTGGCGTACTCCCAGCCGTGGATTTCTACTTCGTCTGACACTCGGCGCACATCAAGCCCCCAGCCGACGTATTCCATGATGGGGTCAATGGTGAGCAGGATTTTGCGGAGGTTGTCAGCAAACGAGACCCGCTTGTACCCGAACTCGTTGAGGATTTCAGCCACCGTGTCTTTCCCTGTTTGTGCGTACCCTGAAAGCCCGATGGCCCTGACCCTTGGGACGAGCCCTTCGCTGGTGATGCACATGATGGGGACACCGAGTTCTTGCGCTACATGGACTTCTAGTCGGGCGCCTTTGGATTGTTGCCAGTTCGGCATGACACAAACGGCGTCAGCGTTTTGGCCTATCCAGTCCAGTCCTTTGGTTTGGGAGGAGCGCACATCAAACCCAAGGTACTCAATGTCCTTGATGCTCCCTGTCGCGGAGATGGACACACCAGCCCCGTAAGTGAGGCGGTCAACTCGGGCAGGGTTGTACGGGTTGTAGCCCAGTTCGCGTAACTGGCGCTCCGCTTCGTCAAATGCTGGGAAGTTGAAGTTGGGTAAGCCCCGCATCTTTCCAGCGATGTAAACGGATGAACCTTTGGGCAGTTGCGTGGTCATTGGTTCTTGGTGGTTCCTTACACGAAGGACGGCGTACTGGAGATAACCGCTCGGGTGATTACAGTGTCAATCTTAGTGTTCGTAGTTGTTCCCGCCCCGTCTGGGACGAAGTAGAGCGAAGTGTAGAACAAGAAACTGCCACTTACACCGCTTATTGCTCGCCCCGTTGTTGCACTGGTTGGGACGTTGAAACTGATGTTGCCAAGGGCGGCTACGGCTGTGGCTGCAACAAGTTTGATGCCGATGGAGTTAGCCGCGGTTGTGACAATCTTAGTGTTCGCCGCGGACAGGTAGCCCCCAGCGTAAACGTCAATGGCGTAGGCGCCAGCGGACTCAATCTCCGAGTTGGACAAGTTGCATGAGCCCCCGTCAACACCGATAACACCCACTACCGCACCAGAGGTTTCAATGCTGTCAAGGTTGGCTGTCCCAGCGGTGATGTTGATGCAGTGGTAAGCGCCCGAACCGTTGTGGGAAAACTTGCAGTCATTGGTGTGGATGGATGAGGCTGTGCCTGTGTTCGTCATGGTCACACCGTGGGCTGTGCCATTGGCTGTAATCCACACATCCTTCATAAACAAGCGCTGTGGGTTGGTGCCGGAAAACGTGACCACTGTGGTGCCCGAAATCCCGTTGAGCATCAGCCCCGAGATGGAGAAATGGTTGTCACTGATGGTTGAGGCTGAGCCGTTGAACGTGAGTGAACCGTAGAACAGCACTGGGGCGTGGGTGCCTGAACTGGCTTCAGCAGTAATCCAAAGGTGCCCGTTGTTGAACGTCAAGTTCTCGGCTGTGGCTGAGGTGTTCCCACTGATGAGGATGATACGGATTGGGTTAGAACCCGAGGGCGAGAGGGTTTCGGCCTTCGCCTTGGCTGTCGCCAAAGTCTTGTAGGGGTATTCCCGTGTCCCGTTGGGCGTGTAACTATCAACACGAAGGTAGTCAACGTACACCTGTGAGGTGACAACTGGGACGGACTCAACACCTGAGGTCATCACCGAACCGTCACCAAAAACGATGCCTTCGCGGGTGATTAGTTTTCCGACTGAAACTTCGCCCTTGGTCAGGCTAAGTGGTGTACCCATTGTGCGCTCCTACGTTGGGAGGCAAATAGCCCCGTGTATTTCAAGGATACTCCGTGTTTCCGCTTATTTTGCTCGCGTAAAAGGGAGCGGGGGGCTACCGGCAACGGGGGAGGTGTACGGGTAGCCCCCCTAGCCAACACCTACACAAGGGGGGGTAGTGCAGGGTTGGAGTTGTGGGGTTAGAAGGGTGGTTCTTCTAGTTGTGCTGGTTGCGACCAAACATCCACTGGCTCAGATTGCTTGGGCGCACCACTTAGGTTAGCAGGTTCCTTAGCGTACCTCAAATCCAGACCAACGGAAGTCACTTGCACCTCCAACGAGAAACGTGTCTCCCCAGTTTTGGTTTGGTACTCACGCTGGTACGCACGGCCCGTGACGATGACAGCATCGCCCTTGCGTAGAGCCTCACACACCTTTTCCGCTGTCTTCTCCCACACCGAGCAGTTCCAGCCCGTGACATCTAGGTTCTCCCAGCCCGAGTCGGTCTTCTTGCTTCGGCTGGTGATGATGCGGAACGTGCCGATGGCTGTCCCCTGTGGTGTGAACCGGAGTTCAGCGTCAGCGGTCAACCGCCCATGCAAAACGATGTCTGTGGTACTCAAACCACTACCTCCCATTGAAATAGTTCATTGGCCTTAGCGGTCACCGCTGCTGAGCGGGCGCTCTCAAATGAGGCGAAACGGAACCCAGCGTCCAAAACATTTTCCCCCTCAGTGATGACATAGGCAAACTTCTCGCCCACTTGCGTAATGTGTATCTTACAGGAAGGCACTGACACCTTGCCAAATAGTCTCATGTTTGTTTGTCTCCTTCAGTGCGCCTGAGTCGGCGTCTTTCCTTTTGTTGGGCCACTGACTCGGCTTTGAGCCTTTCAGCGTCCAAACTGATACCGCGTATCCGGCGTTTGTGTCGGGCTTTTTTGCGTTGGGCTTCGGTCATCCCTCCCCAAATGCCTTTCACCAAGTATTGTATCGCCCAGTCCCGACAAGGTTCCAGATAGAAACACCCCTCGCACAGGCGCTTAGCGTCTTCGGCCCGTTCCCTTGGGTGACCACCTGAGTCCTCAGGGAAATAGGCTTCTGGGTCAATCGTTGCACACTTTTGGTCGCCCTCAAACACTGGGTAACGGGCTACCACTTACGACTGCGCTAGGGCTGTTCGGCGGTCAAGTTGCTGACCCTCCGTGTCGCTTGGCTCCTTGGTGTACCGTCCTGTGAACCAGTTGAAGTCGGGGCGGAACCGCTCTTGCTCCAACGCTTGTACGAGTTCGGTCGCTTCGGTCATGCGCCGATGCTACTTTGTGTTCTTCGTGATGTCCACCACATTGGTGTGGTGTCGGTTGTAATGGGCTTTGTATTCCACGAGGCTCTCCTCATGGGTGTCTTCAACTCCGCCCGCTTCACACAACAGGCAACGCCACGCGCTCACCCTTTGATGTATTTCAGCACGGCCCAGATGGCGAAGCACAAGATAAGAAACTCCACGATGCCCCCTAGTTTTTTTCTACGGCTTCGGAGATTGTGGTTAGCGTCCTCAGCATTTCTAAGTAATCCGAGGATAGTGACTCCCTGATGGTTGGGGTCAGTTCTGGCAAGTACCGGCCCGTTGCCAACGCGAAATCACAAAGTTGGCCTTCCAACTCTTGGATTGTTTCTTGCAGGAAGGCTTTGCGCTCAGCAATCCGTTCTTGGGCCGAAACCGCATAGACATGGGCGATTGCGGTGTCCAACGTGCCGATGTCCTCGTACAAGCCTTTGTATTCCACGGTTCGGATAATCCCGTTGTCTAGCGCCTTACGCACCTTGAACACCTTTTCGGAGCGGTCGTAGTTGTCCTCCGAAGTCACGAAATAACAGCCCTCAATGACATCGGTTTCAACCTTGGAACCCCAGAACGCCATCGTGTCGGGGCTGAAGAAATACTGGCCTGCCTTTTTGTTGGCCTTGACAATCTCAGCAATAGTTTTGTACGTCATCGTGTCACCACTTTCCTTCATCTACATAGGGCTTAGTTCTGGCTGAGCGTTCCGCTCGTTCTTTTGCAGTTGCTTCCACATAGGCTTGCAGTTCTGCATCCCATTTGGCTTTTTCTTCGGGCGGTAACGCTTCATAGCGTTCTGTCCACTCGGCTCGTTCTGCTTCTTCTGCCCAGCGAGCCTCAACCTCGGCACAATCCAGTGGGCAACTATCCCAGCCATGAACCGTGTGCCATTGGGCGTGAGCCTCTGATGTGTAACTCATTTTGTTTCCCTTCCCTTGCCTTACGGTGTAAGCATAGCACACCGTGGTTAGGTATTAGATGGGGCGCTCATTTGGAGCCGGTCTCCCACCAAAAGGCTTCTTGGAACTCGGTCACTGGGACACTGGCAGTCCAAGACTTACCCAGCACTCGGGCCACAACAAACCCCTTGCCATGGGGGCTACCCGAGGCGACAACCCATTTGGTGCCCGCTTCCCAAGGCAGGACAGCGCTGGAAGTGGTCTCTACCACTCCACCCACAAATGAGTGTTGTTTGATTGAAGCCACAATCGGCTTCGTGTTGACAAAAACTTTTTTCATCATGCACCTCCCTCTCCCTTACAACCACAGGATAGCACACCGTGGTTAGGTGTCAGACGGGGGGGGGCTACTTTTGGAGCAGTCCACCCAGCACGACCAGAGCATCTTCAAGGCTTCCATGCTCGCTCACAACCGTGGTCTCAGCATCAGCCACACTGAAACGCTTGATGAAATACCTCGGGGCATCCTGCTTGAAATCAACATCCCCAGTGACAAACAGTTCCACGTCATCACTCTCAAAGTATGTGTGCGACAGTTGCCCGTATCGTGGCTCAACCTCTTCCGGCTCAGCCTCGTCAACCGTGGGGCACTCCCGTTGACACAAGTGCCAAGTATCCCACGCCTGCTCAATCGCTCGCTGTGCAGTTGCGGTGTTACCAGCGCCGAAACCATCCTCGTCACGGTCTTTCATCCACGCTTCTTGCCCAGCAGTCAACAAAATCTGTTGAACGTGGTACTTGGCTTGGCGCGTGAGGAGTTCCGCCCGCTCGCGGGCCTCAATGACCATTTTCTCGGCTGGGGTGTATTCAATGACTCTCTTGTAGTCTGAGCCACCGTAGCCCTGAACGATTTTTACATTAGGCATGTTGCCCTCCCTTTCATTGACCAAACCATACCACACCCCAGTTAGTGACTAGAAGACGCCACTCCAAGGATTTGCCTGTGTCAACCCAATCGGAGCAACAACAGGGGCGCCTGCACCCTTAGGTTCATACCACGCCAGTAAGACAGCCTCAGCGCGGTCAGGCGAACTCATACCCCTACGCTTCATCGCAGACTTCTTCTCAATCTGGATACGCCCCGAACCATCGCTACCAAAAGTTGGTGTAGCCAACTGGGCCATCACCTTGCGGTCAACCAACAACTTGGCGTCCTGCGAACCATCGGGGCGAGGCTGAAGCAAAGTCCGACCGTTCCACCACATTTCCGCTCGCTTGTTCATAAACTTATTGCCGTCAATGGCCCGCTCAGACACGTTCACCCCAACAATCTCCGCATCATGCTTCCCCTCTTCTCCCCACTTCTTCAGCAACGACACCACACCCCAACCAACACCAACCACGTCCACCTTGACCCGAGCCTTCTTAGCGGGGTTCAGTTTACTTTGGTCTTTGCACGCCGTTTTGATGAAACCAAGGGCAACACCACAAACGTCAACAGCGTTTTGGTTCACAGCCCCAGAAGAGCGGTGGATGATTGAAGCCGTGAAGCCCTCAGAACGGGCGATGACGAACTCGTCCCCACCATCGGATGCAACGTCAATGCCCAACTTGATTTGGTCAGAGACAACTGGTTCTTCGTTATCCCCAGCCTTCTCACACCACCCAAATGGGATGACCTTGTTTGCAGTTGCCCTCGGGAACTTGGCGAAAACACGGGCCTCAATGAAGGGCGAGTCCTCACCGAACTCGGTAATGACATCGTTGACCCACTCTTCGTCAACAAGGTGTGAAGAGATTTGGTGGCGGTCAACGTGGGGCGGACAAGACGTACACCAACCAGTTTTTTCCCCCGTAAAGTTTGGGGTGTCATAGGCAGAAATGGGGATGATGTTGTAAAGCGGGGAGGAGCAGATGCGCTCAAACCAAGTGTCCTCTTGGTCAGTTGGGGGGTTACCCAGCACGAGCAGGCGCGTGTGACCACCAGTCATCAACGCTTCAAGGGCCCCACCAATCAAGTCGGACAAACCACCAGCCTCGTCAACAACTACCAGCAAGTGGGGCGCGTGGATACCCTGCACAGCGGTCTCATCGTGAGCCGCGGGACTGAACCCATAAGCCGCGACCGTTCCCTGCAACTTCCACTGCACGGTCAGGCACTCGCCCGGTAGGTTGTGGTTCGCAGCGACCTTACGGATTTGGCTCCACAAAATGTTTCGCACTTGGCGGTGAGTGGTTGCAGTCGTGACGGCGATAGCCGTGCCGGGTGGGTGTGAACTAATCCACCAAGCAACAGCGCGGGCGGCAAGGTGGGACTTACCGGGGGCGTGGCACGCTGGGACAACTGTTCGTTTGTTGACCCGAACGGACTCTAAGATTTCGCGTTGCTTAGACCACAACACCTCCCCCAAGCCTTCCTCAATAAAAGCAACAGGGTCATCAGCGAAACGAGCCCACGGGTTGTCAATCTCGGAGTCAAGGATTTGTGCAAGTCCGACTTGTTCCTCGGGCGTCATCAGTGCATAGATTGACCGGCGCTCCTGTGGTGAAGCCAGCAAGATGCGGTCAACTAGGCGCTCACTCACTTGGTGTGTTCCTCTTGGACAACACCTGCTCTACCTTCGCTTCAAGGTCATCAGTGGAAATGTTGATTGCGATAGCGCCCCCACCATCACCCACGAGTTCTTGTTTGTCGTGGCGACCCCACTTGTTGGGCATTTTGCGTTCCAGCCACCAAGCCGAGGCTTGCCAAGTCGTGTTCCCAGCCTTCTGGATGATTGCTACGTTCCTGACCTCGGCCTTAGCGATTGCCTCTTCAACCTTGTCCAAGAAATCAAGGAACGGTTCTTCCGATTTTAGGGGGCGAGCCTTTTCGTCTCCTGTGAGGCGGTCACGTTCTTTGCGTCCACGGGCAAGCCAAGCGTAATAAATAGAGCGCGAAATACCGGCGTAGCGAGCAGCCGACTCGTCATAGTTACCGGCTTCAAGAGCCTCAACCAGTCGTGCGACTCGTTCGGGTGTGAGTTTAGTTCGGGCGCCCATTAGTAGTCCTCCATCTCACAATCTAACACAGACAAGCCAAGCAAACCGATGACCTCATTTGTTTTGTAGCCAATGTCCAACCACTGTGCCATCTCCTCGGCACTGACTCGGATACTCCACTCACCAATACGAGCCGTACTGCGACCAACTGGGTAACTTGGTTTGCCTCGGGCTCCGTCCATCAAGTCAGCAACGTCTTCAGGTGTGAAACCTGTTCCCTCGTAGGAGTTGACTTGTTTCAGTAGCGCTCGCAAACCATCATCGGAATAGCGCCCCAAGTCTGAGGTGCGATTGTCCACCAACACGATTTTGCGGGCCTCCTCTTCGTCAACATCAACAAAAGTTGCGGACATTTCCTCCCAGCCCAAAGCCTTGGCAGCCATGAACGTGTGGTTTCCAACGAGGACTTGGTTGTTTTTCTTGTTCACCACGATGGGGCGGTATTGCCCGTTGACGCGCAACGACTCGCTGATGGCACCAATGTCGCCTTCCCGAGGGTTGTCGGGGTACACACGCAGTTCAGACAAACGCACACTTTGGGTGGAGTGGAAGATTTCTGGGGGCGATTGCTTTTCCACTGGCTTTATCTCGGGGAGCATCAAACAGGAACGCAAGTATTTTTGGGGCGTTAGTTTCAATGCACCGGCTTGGATGATGACGCCTTCACGCCACAGCGCATACGGTCTTTCTTGGATGACGAACTTGTGGTGGGCGATGCTGACTTTGATTTTTTTCTCGTCTGTGTTTGGTTCTGGGTTTGGCAACGGGGCATCCGTGAAGCCTTCCTCAATCATGCGGTCAAGTTCAACTTTGTCGGCCTCAGTGAAACCTGAGCCTTCCAAACTGTCCAAACTTCCAAGTAGGTCTTGGAGTAGGGGCTCGTTGTACGAAGCCAAATCCGAAGTTCGGTTATCTGCGAGCAGGATTTTTAGTTCGCCCTGTGCATCAACGTCAACCCAAGAGACTTCCAGTTCAGTCCACCCAAGTTTCGTTGCCGCTTGCAAGACATGGTGACCAGCAAGGACATGCCGAGTTTTTACACTGGCAACGATGGGGCGGTACTGACCGTGCTTGGACAGGCTTTCGGCAATAGCGTCAACGTCACCGAGCCGTGCGTTAGATGGGTGGGGCTTCAGTTTTTTTAGGGCTACCTTTTCAATCAGGCTCATGCTCACGCCAACTTAGGTGGTACTCGTCCTTCGTCTCCAGCCAAAATCTTGAAGACCATTGTTTCGGACACCTCTAAGGCTTGGGCCATGGTTGAGTAGGTGACACCGTTTTCACGCATCTTTAGGGCGAGCGCACGGCGCTTCTCCAACAACTCTTGGATTGAGGTGTTGTGTTGCCTAATCATTTGCGTGATTAGTCGGGCTTTAGCGAGGTCATTTTCGGTTGACAACTTGGACTCCTAGGTCACTGTGGTTAGGAAGAAATCTTACGCCACCAAGTACGAGAGTGAGACCTCAGCACCATGGTTCGTGTGTAGCGGGGGCGCATCGTTGCGCGGGTCACAGTTTCCGTGACCGTTTTGAGGTTCCCAGCCTTGTCAATGTTTTGGATTTCCCGAGTGGGCGGGGGGTCTTTGACAATCTTCACGGACGGTTTCAGGTCGTTGATTTCCTTACCCTTGTCCGTTTCAGCGATTTTTCCGGTTAGCACTAAGACCTCTCAATGATGTCTAGGATTTCGTTCATTGGAACATACAGGTCACCAACGTATTTTTCAGCCAAGCCACGCAACTGCTCCACGACCAGTTTGTCTTTGGATGCTTGGGTTGACCTATGCGCTGAAGTGGGGCGCCCTTCCAAGTTGTTTGGCATGACATAGACAGCACAACGGTCTCGTTGCAGGGTCAGCCTTGCGATGCGACCTTCCTTGTGCAACACCGATAGGACGCCCGAAGATTTTCCGTGGTGCCAGCCGTGCTTGTCACCGAGTTCTTTCCATGTCAACCCGCGGCTACCAGACTGAACGAGGTCATCAAGGGCGGTGCGTTGGCGACCAGCGGTCTCACCACTTGCGTCTTCGTCAAGGGCCCTGAGCAGGGAAGTTTGACTCCCAGACCAACCACTGGTTCCAGCGTAGGGGTACAAGCCGTTCATCTGATGATTACCTCGTTCTTTGTTTCAATCCAGACCCGAGCGCCACAAGACAATGGTTTTTCGGGGCGGTACACAATGGTTGCGATGATGTTCCCAGCCTCGTCAAGGATTTCCACCTCGTGGGCGTATCGGTTTTCTTTGTACGTCTTCACCGTCAGGACTGGGTTGTTCTCCGAGTCTTTGGCGTTCTTTTTGATGACATGTTGGTTGACATGAATAATCGTTTTCATGCCAACAGCATACACTAACTTGGGTTTGTTTTGTATTCCCAACTTTTCATGTGCAAACCCAACTCCCTAGCAAGGGTTGGGTGAGTGGTAATCCACGAGTGGCACTGGCGACAGATGCACATGATGATGGACTCATCCAAAATGTCCCCGCCTTGTGAGCGGTTCACCAGTTCATGCAAATCAACTGACCTTCGGGGCGGGTTCACCCCAACTGGGGTCACATCACAGCACTCACACCAAGGGCGCTCCATGAGTAGCCGAGCCACCAGTTTCCTTCGCTCCACCATGATTGCCCTGCGCTTGTCAGAGACTTTCTTGATGGGCGAGCGTTTCACTTCACTGCCTGCGACAACAACGTGAACAAGGCCGAGACACACGAGGAGCAAGGAACTTTGGAGGTTTTAGATGTCGTGAAATAGCCATCAACCCCACAAATGGGGTACTGCGTTGTGGAGCGGTCAAACAGGTGCAGTTGGTTGGCGAACCCTACCCACTTCACTTTTCCATCCCTAGTTGGCGCAACAAATCCCGAACTTCATCGGGCATCGGTGAGGCAACCAAGTCGGCTTCAATCTCCCGCAAACGGTTGCGCTCCTGAGTTGCTTCGTCCTTGCGCTTTTTGCGGAGCAGTCGCCACGAGCGGTTCAAGCGGGCTGGGGTCATGGACTCATCGTTCTCCGCGTAGTGGCGCATCACAAGTTGTCGGGCGTCTTGGAAATCTAAATCGTCATCCAAAACTTCTGACCAAGCGCGGGCCCTAATGCGAGCATCGTCAACACTGGGTGGTGTCATACGGTAGTCAAAGGCTGAGGCAACAGCCAAAAGTAGCGAGGCTTCATCAGGTGTCATCGTTCAAGTTCCAATGGGGCGAAAGGGTCAGTAGATTGAAGATACATGGCTGTGCCAGAGATTTTGCGCTCTTTGGCTGGTAGTGGGTCATCCAACCAGCGGTCTTGGTTCAACCAAGTCGCTGGGTGTGGTGTGAACTGGTCTGAGCGGTTCGGGTCTTGGGCGAAGCGTTGCGCTCCATTGAGGATTTCACTTTCAGTGGCTCGCAACACAGCCCCTTGGTAAGCCTTCATCGCTGCTCGTTTTCCTTGACGCCTTGGGTATGTAGCCCAAAAATCATCAAATCCGAAAGCAACAGCCAATACAACTGCTTCTTTATCTTCAATGGCTCTAGTTAGAAATGGCTCTGGTTCGTGAGCAGGAGATTGCGAGGGGGGTCTAGCAGTATCTTGCGAGGGGTCTAGCACTATTTTGCTAGGGGGTACAACGACCAAGCGGTACAAGTTGGAGGTCTGGTCTCCCCTGTCCGTGGCCCGTCCAGTAACGGAAAGCGCCCCTATTTCCACAAGTTCGTCCACAGCACCGTCCACAGTTCGGGGCGAGCGAACCTTCAGGTCGTTAGCCAAAGTCTTCCGGCTCGGATAACAGGTACGGTCAGTGCTGTTGGCTCGGCGTGCCAACACCGCGTACAGCCTCACAGCCATCGGAGAAATGTCGGAAAACAACACCCACTCAGGGATGATGGCAAAATACAAATCAGACTCAACGTGCGACATGGGGTACTCCCAAGGAAACAATCTTCCCCCAGCCTCAATCGGTGGGGGCGGTCAGGTAACTGCCCGATACTGGTTCAACCAGCCAGCGAACCCTACACCACTATTTAGATGATGGGTTCTGAGCGCTCTTGACGGCCTCTGCACGCTCTTGGATTGCATGAAGGTCATCCGTCCACCCTTGGCGGTTTGCTTCGTTGTAGAGCCCTCTGAGTACGTCTAAGTCGGTAATGCTCGGCAAGTCCGCAACCAACTTCAAGTAATCGGCTTGGGCGTGTACGGCTGACAGGTCTTCTTTAGACCACAGGTCAAGGGCCACACCAAACCTCATAGCACCGTTACGAAGGGCGTCAGAAATAAGTTCCTTGGGGTTTTTGCCATCCCCAACACCGATGCGGGTGACGCCACACACGGTCAACCTAATCCAAAGATTGCCCCGCTCGTCCACGGCTGGGAGGCCGAGGTGGTCAAGGGCAAACGGTTCCCAAGTCCAGTCAGGGTCAACTTGGAGAAGGCGGTCAGTCGTGGCGGCGTGCCCAACGTAGTCAAGCAACACCCCAGCCTTAGGCAGTTTCCCGATTACTTCGGCAGGAAAGGGTTCACGCAGGGCTTTGGCTTGTTCTTTGTTCATAGGTTCTCCCCAGATAGAAACGGTCAAAAGGAAGACTAGCACACCTTAGTTAGGAATAAGCAAAGGGGGGGCGCTGGATTACAACACCCCCCCTTCACCGAAGGGAGTTACCCATGCGGTGACCAACCGCAACACAACCTTAGCGCAGGAACAACGCGCCCAGTTCTACTTCTGTAACCAAGCCCACAAGGCTTGGTCAACCTTTCCAGTAATCTTCATCCCAGCCTGAGACTGAGCCTTACGCACAGACTTCATCAAAGTTGTGCCATACATACCACTGGTGTTGGAGCGCTCATACAAACCACGGGCCTGCAACAACGTCTCCAGAAAAACAACGTGAATACCCCGAGCGCCATCTTCTAAGTTGGGGCGCGTTGGAGGAGCAGGCTTAGGAGCAGGCTTGACTTCAGCCGTCTTCTTGGCTGGGGCGGTCTTCTTAGCGGTCTGCTTCGTTACATCAGGGGTCTCAGTCATGCCAAAATGCTATCAGGTTTGGTCAGTTCCATGAGCCCCAAAATCCACCACAATGCCATTTTCGTTGAGGGCGTCAATAACTGAACGAGTCAAGTTTCGCTCCCTTTCAAGGTCAGCCAAAACCTGCTCCACCCGCCACTCAACCCTGTCAATCTGGTCAGCCATTTCCTTACGAATAACACCAGCCACTTTTTGCTCCTCATGCAAACGGGAAACCTGTTCCTGTGTTATCGCCAAGTTCTCAAACAAAGTTGAGCCCCCGTTGGAACCGATGCGTGTATGGATGTCTTGCAACTGCTGAAAAATCCCCTCTTCACCTTTCTGCCCAGAAATGGGGTCATCATCAGTGCCCATAAAAGCGGAAAGCATTTTATGAAACATCTGCTGGTTGTTCTGGCGCTTCTCGTAAGATTTCCACAAACTTCGGGCAGACAAAATAACCAAAGGAACACTGAGACTAATAATCAAACCGTTAGCAACAGGAGCGTAGTCAAACATCACACAGCCCCAGCGTATTTGGCAGTAAGCCAAGAACCAGTTGTAATAGTTGTCACAGAGCCCGTAAAGTCAGCGGAACATGTAAGCAAAATGACATCATTTTCCAACAAAGAAACAGTGGTAGCGATGTTTATGTTCACCGAAAAAGAACCAATAGATGGCGGTGGAACTTGGTTTAGAGCCCAAGTAGTTTGCGTCCCAGAACTGTCAGAACGGATGAAAGCACGCCTAGTAGCGCCCGTGAAGTTGGTTCCAGTAAGTTGAACCTGACCAGAGACATCCCACAAACCAGTCAACGGAACCCGCAAACCATACAACCCACCGGAGTTGTAAATCATTGACCAAGGGTCATACACAACGGTATCCAAAATAACATCTAAAAGAACGCTAGTTGTTAGGGATTGGTTGTTAGTTGAGCGGATACGGGCAAAAGGTGTACCAGCCTGACTAGCAACAGTACCAACCGCAATCCAATCCGTGTCACCAAGTTTTGCCAACCAAACGGATGCCCCAACTTTAGGGTTCACATGCGAAAAATACTTGATACCGGCAACTGTTGAAGTAGAACCTGGGTACTGTGCTGTGATGCTGTAAGCCGAGTCAACACTGACTACCACAACTTGTCGCCAGTTGACGGAAGGATTAGAAGGAGTTAGAACATCGGCAAGGGCATCAACTGAGTTACCCATTACCACCACCTCCATCACTCACATCAACGGCTCTCTTGGCTCGGGCGGTCACAGACATAGTGTCCGCAGCCGCTAAGGGTATTTCAAGTTTATCTAC